TTGCGTTGCCGTACAACGTCGAGGCAACAGTAAACGACGGTACAAAAGTTATGTTTATGCCAGGCAGTTTAAACGCAAGCGAAAAAATGCCAAAACTTTATTTAAACCATGACAGCACTAAGGCCGTAGGAATTGTTACAAGTTTGGTAGATACGCCTGGGGGCATGATGTACGAAGCCCGCATTAGCGAAACCGCTTTAGGTAACGAAGCGCTGGTATTGGCAGCCGACGGCGTACTAGACGCCGTATCGGTAGGCGTTAACCCAACCCGTTTTAGTTACGACGAAAAGGGCACAATGATTATAGAAAGTGCCGATTTTCAAGAATTATCGCTAGTGCCTTACGGGGCTTTTGCGGGCGCGTCCGTAGACCGCGTAGCAGCGTCGCAGGGTATCCCACAAGAACCCACAGAAATAGATAACATAGAAACCGAAACACCTAACGAGGAGTTAGAAACCATGACACAGCCAACAGAAACCCCAGCCGTTATTGAAGCCGCAAGCGTAGCCCCTATTGTTTACGCGCAACCGCGTAGTTTCAAATTGCCAACCGCAGGCGAATTTATCGCAGCGTCGGTACAAGGCGGCAACGTTCTTGCAGAAATGAACGCAAAAATTCAAGCCGCAGCGCCAAACATTACTACCGCCGATACGCCAGGTATTTTGCCAGAAATTATTACAGGCAGCGTTTACGACGGACTAAATCCAATTCGCCCGTTTGTTACCGCTATTGGCGTACGCGCTATGCCAGGTTCAGGCGCAACATTTCGCCGCCCAAAAATTACGGTACGGCCTGTAGTTACTGAACAGCCAACAGGTCAACTAAATCAACTTGACCCTTCAACCGTTACCGTGTCAAATTCTGACGTTTCAAAACTTACTTTTGGTACGTTTGTTACAATGTCCGAACAAGATTTGGACTGGACAGACCCAGCAAGTATCAACATTGTGCTAAATCAGTTGGCTATTGCTTACGGACAAGCAACAAACAATTACGCCGTAGATACTTGCCATGCAGCAATTACACAAACCAGCGCTGTTGCCGACACAACAGACCCTGCCGATTGGATTGCCGCAATTTACGAAGGCGCCCGCCAAATTTCATTGAACACCAATTATCTACCTACTCACATGGTCGTAACGCCTGGTACGTGGGCTTCGTTAGGTTCGTTGGTTGACTCGACAGGCCGCCCAGTATTTCCACAAATTGGCGCTATGAACGCCCCAGGCCAATTAGCAGCTAACAGTTGGAACGGCAACCCGCTAGGGCTTGTTTTAGTAGTTGACAAAAACGCGCCAGGTTCATTTATGGGCCACGCAGCCGGACCAGCTGCAGGTTTTGAATATTACGAACAGCAAAAGGGCGCCATTTCTGTAGACGTACCTAGCACCTTGGGCCGCACTATTGCGTACCGTGGTTATGCAGCGTCGTTTATGGCAGACGCTACAAAATTCGTTAAGTTCGTCTAACCGAAAGGCGGCCTAACCGCCATGACGCAGGTTTACCAGGTAGCGCATAAAACGCTATTAGACAACTACGCAGTTTTAGAAACGCTTACACCTAACGAAGTGTATGTAGGCGCGTCTATTGTCGTTGCAGGCGTTGACGCAACTTTTAACGGTACATACACCGTTTATGACGTACCTGAATATTTGTTTATTGGCGTAGACGACGACGGCGATTTACTTTTTAATTATGAGGTGCCTGTACCGTTTCAAATTTTGTACGCAAAAACAGCAAGCGACGTAACACGGACTACAGCAACGGGAACCGTAACGCTAGGTACTATCCCTACAACTTGGATTACAGCCGGACAGGTTGAGGACTGGTTAGGCATAGGCACCGCGTCGGCACTTGACACGACTTTTCTTACACAATGCGCGGCAGCTTCAAACGCTTTCTGTTTTCAACGACGTTTAGAAAGCGGCTACATTGACGCAAAAGGTACAAGCCCAAGCGACAGCGTTACCCTGGGAACTATCGCCTACGCAGGTTTCTTGTATCGACAACGTGGCGCGGTAACAGATTTTGCCAGTTTTGACGGCCTGCCTGCAGGTAATAGCGTTGGCCTGTCGCCAATGATTAAACAACTTTTAGGTATTCCACGCCCGCAGGTTGCCTAAATGCCTGTTGCGTTTACAGACCTGTTTAACGAGGCGCTAGACGATTTAGCAGCGTCGCTAACGACCATTACAGGGCTACAGGTAGTTACAGACCCCCGCAACCTTGTACCGCCATGCGCGTTTATAGACGCCCCTACTTTTACTGTCTATTCAAACAACGTCGTAGAAATGACGTTCCCAATACGCATAATTACCCTTGGGCCTGGCAACCTTGACGCCCAACGGTCACTTCTTAATTTGGCTAGCAAGGTCATTACAAAAAAAATCGGCGTAACAGACGGGCGGCCAACTGTCGCAGTAATCGGCGGCAGCGAATTACCCGCTTACGATTTGACCATAACCCTACAAGCCCAGGCAACCGCCTAGAATAGTGACAACATGAAATACACAATTATTAGCCCACGCGTAGGTACCCCAGGCGATACATACGAACCAGTAGACGGCGTTAACGTCGACGCGCTGGTAGCAAGCGGCTTTATAGAACAATCCACCGTTAAGGCGCCAAAAGGTGCTAAAACTAAGACAGACACAAACGAGGAGTAACACTCATGGCGACATCAACTTATTTATCATCACCGAACCTGACAATTAACAGCGTTTCGTTGCAGGACCAATGCCACGGCTTGACTTTCACGCGCACTATCGAGGCGCTAGAAAGCACCGCTTTTGGTTCGGGTTCGCGTGTTTACACTGCAGGCCTTGAAAACTCGACGTTGTCGTGTGACTTGTACCTGTCGTTTGCAGCTTCCGAAACTTACGCGACACTTAAAGCACTTGTCGGCACTCAAACAACTGTTTCCTGGTCATCTAGCGCAACAAGCCCAGGCACCGCTACCAATCCAACCATGACACTAACTGGGGCGTACCTAGAGGCCCTACCATACGAAATGGCTCTTGGCGCTTTAGGTCAACTAAGTATCACGTTTACTGGCGGGGTTTACAGCGTCGTTGAAGTTTAATTAACCGCCTGAAAAGGCCCGACACAAAAGGCAGATAATGAAACTCACATTAAAAGTAGAAACAGCAGACAACGCCTACGAAGTTGTAACCAACCTTTACGTTATTGTTATGTGGGAACGCAAATACAAACGTAAAGCGTCGGACATGGCAGCCGGTATCGGCGTAGAGGATTTAGCCTTTATGGCATACGAGGCGTCTAAATTAAACAAAATTGTTGTACCCAGCGAATTTGACACGTTCGTAAAGAACCTAACCAACATTGAAGTAGTCGACACCGAGACCGCAAACCCCACCTAAGGGGCACCCACGGGCGCCAGTTATGCGAACTACTGGTAGCGATATCGTGGTGGCCCCCGTCGATACCTTTTGACATAGACGACTTGGCTACCGTTGTTGCTGTATTATCGGACAACAACAAACAACGAAAGTAACCGCTATGGCTGTCAGCGCAAGAATAGACATTTACGGAGTGCAACAAGCCTTAAAAGAATTGCACGGAATTGACCCCAGCTACAGAAAACAAGTAACGAAAAATATCAAAAACGCTGGACAAGTAATAGTAAACGAAGCGCGGTCAATGGTTGCCAACTATTCCAACAGTAAAGGCAACGGCGCCCCACTATCCGGCATGGCGCGCGGCAACCTCATTAAAGGCCGTGAAACCTCATACCGTACGGACGCCGTACAAAAAGGCTTTAAAGTAAAAGTAGGCGCCAGGGCAACAAAAGAACGCTACGTAAATTTTAACAAAGGCGGCTACACCGAACAAGTCGTATTTGGCGCTATACCGTACCGAATTATGGTTATTCAACAAGTCGACGCTGCAGGCGCTATCTACGACCATGCAGGCCGCAACACAAGTAGCCTATTTATTACAAACTTAAACGCCGAGGAAGGCGAACAGCCCCGCGTTGTAGACAAGGCCGTAGAAAAAAACCAATCGGCAGTTGAAACCGAAGTAATAGCAGTAGTAGCCGACGTAATGGAAAAAGTTAATAGGAAAATGCGGATTACTTATGGCAATTAACATACCTATTTTAACGTCGTTTAATGGCAAGGGCGCCGAAGCGGCTATTAAAGAATTTCAAAACCTTACTAAAGCGTCGGATAAAGCGGCTTTTGCCATAAACAAAATGGCTTTACCTGCAGCCGTCGCGTTTGGTGCCATTGTTACAGGCGGTTTTAAAGCCGCCCAGGCCGCAAGTGACTTTAACGAAACGGTCAGTAAATCAGGCGTTATTTTCGGTACAGCGTCTACAGCAATTAAAAAGTTTGCCGACACCGCCGCGAGCAGTTTAGGACTATCGAAACAAGCTGCATTAGACGCAGCCGCCACTATGGGCATTTTTGGTAAGTCCGCTGGTCTAGCAGGCGACGACCTATCTAACTTTTCTATTGAAATGGTCAAACTGTCAGGCGACTTAGCAAGTTTTCATAACGCAAACCCTGCCGACGTAG